GGTTTAGATAGATATTCACAAGAAGCTATGCCTAGAATGGTTGTGCATAACACTCATTTATATGTTCGTGCCGCAGAAGAAATAAATCAACTAGTTGATAGTCATGTTGAATTGTTAGAAACAGTGGTACCTAAAGATTTATATGATGTGATTTTATCATTGCATGAAATGTTTGCAGATCCAGATGCAGCTCCTCAGATTTACGAAAAATACATCAAAACATATAAAAAATTCGGCGGCGATAGTATATCAACAACGGATGCAGAAAACTTCAATAAATTCTTTAAATTTTAATAGAAAATAAACATGGAAAAAAGTAAATTACAATCTTTTATTAATCGCTATTACCTTGCAGGTAACTGCGAAGCGGTTATTCTTAAAGAAAACGCGAATGGAATTAATTGTGAATTAATTGACTTGGATCAGACAGTAGTTGGTAAAATTCAATGGAAGACTACGCCATTCATGAAGGGATCCTTAGGTATTAATCATACAGGTGCACTAACTAAAATGTTAGGGGCGGTTGGCGAGCATATTGATATCAATGTAAAAGATGCAGATGGCAAAAATTATGCAATGAAAATTACAGAAAACAATACTCAATTAACTTTCATGTTAGCTGATACCACAGTTATTCCAGCAGTGCCGACAATTAATGCGGAACCAGACTATGTTGTAACAATTCCAGTTAATGATGAATTTATCACAAAATTTATTAAAGCAAAGAATGCATTGCCAGATGCTAAGAACTTTGCAATTCAAGTACAAAATGGAAAAATTAAATTCATTATTAATTATTCTACCGTTAATGCTGACAATATTTCTTTTGAAATGGATGGCGGTACCGAACCAATTGAACCAATTTGTTTCTCAGCAGACAAACTTAAAGAAATTTTGGTTGCAAACAGAGGTGACAGTGGCCACTTATATGTATCAACGGAAGGCTTGGCTCGAATTGATTTTTCAGGCCCTGACTTCGATTCCAATTATTGGTTAGTACAATTACAGAATTGATATGCAAGTACGAATAAAAAAATTACATCCAGATGCAGTTATCCCTAGTTATTCATCGGCTGGGGATGCTGGAATGGATATGGTAGCAATATCTGCTGAGATTGCTGAGGATGGATCATATATCGAATATGGAACTGGTATTGCAGTTGAGATTCCTAAGGGGTATGTTGGACTAATATTTGCTAGATCATCTATATCAAAAACATCGCTGATATTAGCAAATCACGTAGGAGTTGTTGATAGTGGATACCGAGGTGAAATTAAATTTAGGTTCAAAGATACTAAAATGACTAAAACAATGCGTATGGGGCGTCAATGGAAATGGTTTGCGGGTGAAACTGCATATGAAGTTGGAAATAAAATTGGTCAATTAATGATATTGCCATATCCCCAAATTGAATTTGTAGAAGTAGATGAACTATCCGATTCTGAAAGAGGAGAAGGTGGATTTGGCTCAACAGGTAAATAAGAAAAAGTTATGTTTAAAAATATTAATGACATTGAAAATAGTTTGTGGACTGAGGCGTTCAGGCCAAATACATTAGACGGATATATTGGCAATGAACACATTATTGAAAAAGTTAAAATTTTTATCGAAAATGGCGATGTTCCGCATCTTTTATTTTATGGAACGGCGGGGACCGGGAAAACGACGTTAGCAAAAATTATTGCAGGATCGATAGATGCAGATGTCATGTATATCAATGCTTCAGATGAAAACTCAGTTGATGCGGTTCGAGATAAAATTAAACGATATGCATCTACCGTAGGATTTCGTCGATGGAAAATTATTATTTTAGATGAGGCTGATTATTTAACGCCAAATGCCCAAGCTGCTCTTCGCAACTTAATGGAGACGTATAGTAAAACAACTCGTTTTATTTTAACATGTAATTATGTTGAAAAGATTATTGATCCAATTCAATCTCGCTGTCAGACATTTGCTATCGTGCCTCCAAATAAAACAGATGTAGCTAAACGTCTAGTTGCAGTCTTAGATGAATGTGGAGTTACGTATGATATCAAAGATGTAGCTGCAATTATTAATTCATCATATCCGGATATTCGTAGAGCAATTAATGCAGCACAAGCATCAGTAGTAGCCGGCAAGTTGCAATTAGATAAAGCAAGTGCAATACAAGCAAATTACATGACTGAGATTCTTGAAATTCTAATGAGTCTCAAAGATAAAAAAGCAGCATTTACAAAAATTCGACAAATTATAGCTGACAGCAAGGTTAAAGATTTTACACCGCTATACACTTTCTTGTTTGATACATTAGATGAATATGCCGTAGGACATATAGGATCAGTAATTTTAATTATCGCTGAAGCCCAATTTAAAGATGCATCTGTTGTTGATAAAGAAATCAACGTCATGGCAATGTTTGTTAATCTAATAAATGAATTATAATGAAACAACCAAATATCAAATCAACTGATATGCAACCTTTACAGTGCAAAGAATGTGGTGGGATGTACTTTCGACAAGTTATGGCAATTAATAAAGTTTCGAAATTACTAACAGGCTCAGATCGAGATACAATGGTACCAATTCCCGTATTTCGTTGTGATGACTGTGGAGCAATTCCGGAAGAGTTTCAGCCAATAAAAGTAAAAAGTAAATAATATGTCAAGTCCGTATCATAAAGCTAATATAACATTTGTATTTAAAACATCAAATCGTAGCAACGCAAAAACAAAAATGAAAACGCTGCGAAATAAAAGTATTGATGATGTTCTAGATAAAAAGATTCCCGGAATTCCGGATAATGCAGTTATCTTAGAAATTGCAATGGGTGAAATATTTGAAGTAAAACTAAAACAAAAATATAAATTATAAATAGCATCATATCGTTGGTTTTCTATGCGTAACATATATTTATTAATATGAAAGATAAATGTTATATATATGCATTAGTAGATTTGCGAGATAATTCTATTCGTTATATAGGTAAAGCAAATAATCTTAATACGCGCAAAAAAACACATATTCGAGAATCAATTAATTCAAAACCGGGTAGCACTAAAAAACAGGATTGGATCCGAAAAGTATATAAATCTGGATTTGAAATTGATATAATCGAAATTGATATAATTGAAAAATCCAATTGGCAATTTTGGGAAATATTTTATATAGATTTATTTAAAACGTGGGGGTTTGATTTAACTAATATGACTAAAGGCGGCGATGGTGTAGATAATCCATGGAAATATTTAACAGAAGAACAACGAAAATCACGTGTAACAAATTTGAAACAAATATTAACTTCAGATGAAAGACGTGAAAAACAACGATTAGCTCGTTTAGGAAAAACATATGAGGAAATTTATGGCGAATGTCGAGCGAAAGAAATAAAACAAAAGAAAAGTGAATTTTTAAAAAAAAATAATCCAAGCAAAAAAGGAAGAGTAAATTCTGATTATAATATACAAAAAAGTATTGAAGCAAATACTAAAGTATATGAAATAACATTTCCATCTGGTGATATAAAACAATTCAATGGACAAAAAGAAATTATTAGTTATTTTAAGGAATATGTTAATAAAAGTATTTCACATACTAATCATAAACAATATGTATCACCATATGCGGTACTAAGAAATGAATACCTTAATTATAAAACAATACGTAAATGACACAAACTAAAAAAACATTATTTAATGTAATTGATGATATTACATGGAAAAAAACACCATTATCAGAATATTCGGAAGAAGATAAAAAATCTATTAGTTCATATATGATTAATCGGTATTTGTCAATGAGAATAGAATTAATAGAAATCATCAACGAGTTACAAACATATACAATCGGATTGTTACGACCTAAAGATACATATCGACTTTATCATGATGTATTACCAGCAAATAAATCATTTGCAAAATATATTAAAGGTAAAAAGGATGATAAGTATTCAGATAAACTAATTTCGCAGGTAGCAGAACACTACAAAGTTAGCAAATCGGAAGCCACTGACTACGTTGATTTATTAAATCAAGACAGTTGCACCCGTTTGTTGTCATTATACGGATATACAGATGCAGAAATAAAAACTATGTGTAAAGGAGTTAGAAAATGAGTGAACATACACAAGCACATTATCAAGGATCCAATGGAAGTTTGTATAAATTTGCAGAAGAGTGGAATCTTAATTCATATGAATTTGACATTATCAAAAGAATTGTTCGGTGCAGACATAAAGGTCGGTTTGAAGAAGATTTGAAAAAAACCAAAGATACAATTGATATTTATTTGCGAGAACAATTACGATATCATTTGGACGTTACAAAATAATGTTTTTTTATGACAATATATTTATTTTAAAATAGGAAATATACATGAAAAATTTTAAAGATCTTTTGTCAGAAAATATGCATCGATTTGGTACCAAAAATTTGAATGAAGATAGCGATCAAAATAACAATGGATATCCAGATAACACTGAAAATACATCGGGTCGGTCAGTTATACAAATTCAAAGAGAATGGATTAAAGTAACAACGGAAATAGCAAAGTTAGCAGCTGAATACCAAAACGATATATTTAGTTCGAAAGCTACACCTAGTTGGGGCAAACAAATTAAAGCTAAAGCTCGTATTAAACAAAAATTAGAACAAGAATTCATCGATGTTGTTTCCAATGGTCACCGAGATACGTATAACAGCTTAACTTTCTTAATATAATAAGTATTTTATATAGTGCTAGCATTAGTTAGCACTTTTTTACTGTTTGGTTGTTTTCTAACATATTTTT